AGTTGGTGGTCTGGGTCCGGTAGATATTGTTACTTTAAATATGTCTACAGGTGAGTATACTGGATATGATGTTAAGTCAAAAAACTATAGAAAGAAAGATAGTTATGTTGCACCAGATGGGTACAAAAGAAATCTTAAAGGAACTTTTATATCAAGAGGTGCTACTAAAGAACAAAAGAAACTAAAGATAAAGATAATATATGCCAAATGATAATTCACTAGATATTATTAATGAGTATAAAGAACAAGTTAGAATACTTAAAAGTCAAATATCAGAACTTGAAGATGCAAATAAGTCTAAAGATTCAGCCAATAAAAGGTGTTTGCAAAAGCTAGAATTTTGTACTAAAGATTTAGATGATGCTCAAAAGAAAATCAAAGAATTAGAGGAGAAAATAGATAATGCCATTTGAAATGATAACAATGCTAGGCTCTACTGTACTAGGTGGAGTAATGAGTATTTGGTCCCAAAGTATTAAAGCAAAAAGAGAAGAACAAAAGATGTTAATACAAAGAGCAGAAGTACAAACTGCTGCTTTTAAAGAAGCAAGAGAGTATGAGAACACAGGTTTTCAATGGACCCGAAGAATAATCGCACTTACTGCTATCTTTGCTATAGTTGTATTGCCAAAAATTTTACCTCTAATCTCTCCAGATGCTCACGTTGTAGTTGGCTACACACAATTTAAACCCGGATTTTTATTCTTTGAAGGTAAAGAAATTATGAAGTGGGTACCTATGGATGCTAAAGGAATAATCATTACACCACTAGATACTAACTTAGTATCTGCAATTATTGGTTTATACTTTGGTGGGTCCTTAGTTAAGAAGTAATGAAGTTATATGTACAACAATATAGTAAAAAAGTAAGGCACTTATCACAACAAGGATATGGCAAAAAAAAAGTTCAATCTCGAAAAACTAGAACACATAAGAATACCAAAAAAAACAAGTATAGGTAGACGACCTAAACTATCTTCTATGAATAAACATAGAAAGAGACAAAAAGGTAAATCAAAAAATCGTGGACAAGGGAAGTAATATCTTATAATAAAAACTCGGAGGATATAAATATGAATGATGATATACCTACACATGAACAAAACTTAAATATGATACAAAAGATTAAGAACAAAGCTATGCACTATTGGACAGACCATAAAGAAATGGTTATCGTAGTAGCTGTAGTATTGGTTATTGCTATCATTATATAATCAAACATAAGGACAACCTATGGAGATAGACAGGATGAACTACTATTTCACAGGTGTTCTTATAATAATGCTTACGTTGTTGGCTTTTTGTGGAGGACCAGCAACATGATTGATAAATTTATCTATAATTTTTTTGGAAAATTAGATATACTTTGTGGTTGGATAGACAAACTATTTGCGCCACGTTGTAAATGTAAGAAGAAAAAGAAATGAAGGTATCTGAAAATACATCTGTAAGTATGCCAATTAAAAATATGGTTGGTATTATTGTAGCGGTTGCTATGGGTATCTTTGCATACACCGAAGTTACTGCTAGACTTACCTCATTAGAAACATCAAGAGAGTTATTCCAAGCTGATCTACTTAAAAAATCTGAGCAGTTACCAACTGATCAAGAACAGTTCATGCTTCTCGAAGCTCTATTTAAAGACACAGAAAAACTTACAGAAAATCAAGAACAGAATATGACTAACAAAGTTAATATAGAATTTTTAAAAAACCAATTAGAAAAAGCATTAAAAGATATTGAAGATTTAAAAGATAAAGTAAGAGCAAATGGTAATGGTCATGGTTGAAACAGTGGTAGCATTATTATTAGTAATTAATTCAGAGATCAAAGAAGCTCGTATACAACCCGATCTTAGCACTTGCCTTAAAGGTAAAAGAATAGCAACTCGTACAAACACCGGTGATAATATTGTTTACCAGTGTGTGCGTAGCAAGGCAGAGCTTGAAAAAAATATTGATGGGTCCTTATCAATCAAGAAACTTATATTGGAGTAATTATGGCAAAGACACCAGCATGGCAACGTAAAGAAGGTAAGAATCCCAAAGGTGGATTAAATGCTAAAGGTAGAGCTTCTTATAATAAAGGTCGTACAAAGACCGGTAAGAAGAGAAACTTAAAAGCACCAAGTAAAAAGGTAGGCAACAAACGTAGAGCTAGTTTTTGTGCGAGAATGAAAGGCATGAAAAAGAAATTAACTTCAGCTAAAACTGCAAGAGATCCTAACAGTAGAATTAACAAAGCACTTCGTGCTTGGAACTGTTAATGAAACGTAAGACTTGGGTCAAAAGAGAAACAGTTAGGCTTTGTGGTTATTGTGAAGAATGTAATAAAGAACTATTGAGTAATGAAGGCGGATGGATTATAACTCATACCAAGAAGTATTTTTGCCATGATGGTAAAGATGGTTCTTGCTTTGATAATTATTGTAAACGTAAACTAAAGGAGAAACAATATGCCGGGATATAAAAAGAGCAAAGGTAAATTAACAGCTAAACAAAAAACTTTACCACCTTTTTTAAAAAAAAAGATAATGAAGTCTAAATCTAAAAAGAAGAAGTAATGAAAAAAGGTTATCACAAAACTAAATCTGGTAAGACAGCTAAAAAAGGTTTGTACTATAATATTAACAAACGTAAGAAAGCTGGTACATCAAGATCCAAAAAGAAATCTACTATTAGTTCTAAGGCTTACAAGAATATGAAGTCTGGATTTAAAAAGTAAATATTTTTTTTAATTTTAAATAACAAACAGCACAATAATATATTTTGTTCTCTAAAATAACTGCATCCTTTTTGCATTTAGAACACTTGTGCATTAACTATTACTCTCTAATAGTTTCTGCTACAGTTTCTTTTATCTTTTCATACTCATGCCACAAAGTTTTTTCCGGAGACCAAAATCTTCTTTGATCTCGTTTCATCTCTATTGAATGTAAAACTGTGGTGTGATCTTGTCCAAAGTATCTACCAATATCTGTTAGACCCATATTATATTTTTCAAATAATAAATTATGAATAACATTTCTAGCTCTAACTATGCTTGATGTTCTTGACTTACCCATCAGTGTTTCTTTGTGAACTTCAAAGTAAATACAAACTTTATTAATAACTGATTGCACATCAGATGGCTTCGGTGTTTTAAAAGTAAAGCCTACAATTTTTTTATTTGGTGGCGCAACTTGGACCGGTCTTTTTCTATCCTGCATTTCTTTGCAGCCATTGATAAAGCCAAGTCTATAAATTTTCTTTTTCTCTTCGCTTAACAAATCGTATGATGCTTTAACTTCATAGATAAATTCATTTTGATTTAAGTATTTAATATGATTATCGTACACTTGATTTATATTTTTGGTCATAGATCCCCTACGTTTTCCTTCAGTTTTTTTTAATAATTAAATTAATGAGTTTATGCTCTCATTAATTCTTCTTTTGTCTGCTCTATCTTCCAAAGCAATCTATAAGAATCTTTCTGATACTTATTTACTTTCTGCTTTGCTTCTAGGTACTTCTTGTGTTTCTTCGATTGAAGATCCCTGTACTTCTGCAGACGCAATCTGATCTGTTCCATCATGCTCCTTTTTTACTGTTGTAAAATCAATCTTTAAATTTTTGATCTTACATTCTACAAGCTCTCCATTATTGAAGTTGTTTGCAGCCTTCTTGACATCATCAAATAGTTCAATCATCTCGAATGAACATTCTCCATTGATAATTCTTCGGTATTTTTTCATACTTTATCCTTTTTGGCAACCTCTTTTTTGTGTATCTCTCTGGTCATTTTATTGTACACACTAAGGTCCAAATAGTTATCTGCTTTAAAATTTTTTGTTGATCTATATAGTTTTAGAGCCATCATTAATTGACCTACTTGGTGTGGTTTTATTCGTTTCTTTAAATTACCAGCCAAGATAATTGTAAACATTTCTGCTAACATTACAAAGTTTTCTTGATAGTTACCATAATCTTTCTCTCGATCATTGATAACTTTTTTTTCAATCTCTTGATCTATATCTGTTATTTTATTGTCCATATTGAGAGAGGTGTCTTGGGGAAGAAAACTACCGAAAGGGAACTAGAAAGAAAAAACTCCCCCACGACTAAATATAAGTCCTTC